GTTCTTGCTCTTGGCATTGAAGGTCGTATCACCAACTCACTGGTTGGTTTTGCTGATCTGAAGTTCCCCACCACCAATGCTGCTAACAGTTACGGTGCTACTAACGGAACCTATTCGCCTGTGTTCACCACTGGTCTCGGTATCAAGTTCTGATATATACTGGGAGGGAAACCTCCCTTTCATCGGGGTGTAGCTCAGTTTGGTAGAGCACTCGCTTTGGGAGCGAGATGCCGTAGGTTCAAATCCTATCACCCCGATCTTTACTATATAATTTTTTAGGTGCCAATGTCTTTTACAATCTATTCAAAACAAGGTTGTCCATTCTGCGAAAAATGTATTGCTGTAATGGAACATGAAGGTTTTACCCATGTTGTTTATGAATTAGATAAAGATTTTACCATTGATGAATTCTATGCTGAATTTGGTGAAGGATCTACATTTCCACAAATTACCTTAGATGGTATTCAACTTGGTGGATGCCAAGAAACTGTTAAATATCTACAAAAAAATGATATCTGCTGTAATGTCTGAAGAAACTATTGAAATCACTGAACTTGAACTTGAAAAAAATTTTGATGAAATCGTTGAGCGTGTAGAACAGGGAGAAACATTCATCATTCGTAGAGAAGATGGATCTGCCGTTGCCATGGTCCCAGCATCCATAGTTGAAGAAGCTGGAGTTGATCTCAAGACACTTTCAAAAGTGGCACAACCTATTGACAACGACGATGAACTGTGGGATAATATGTATGATCACGACGATGCTTCTTAATGACCAAACCCAATGTAGTTCTTGAACGCCACCCCTATCGTTATGTTACTTGTGGTGAATTAGAAATCAACGGCAAACCAGATTGCCGTATTCAAAAGTTCAATGATTGGACTAAGCGTTATTCTGATATGTATTATTGTGATAATGAAGCTCAGATGTTCCTTGCTATTGAGGACTTTGAATATACTAAGTGGTTAGATCCCGACCCTGAAGTGGGTGCCTATCGTAAATTTGATTGATTACTATGACTGTTCGTTCTCACATTGAAACTGCTGAAGAAGCACTGCGTCAAGCACTGATCAATTCTCTCGCTGAAAAGCAAGATGCTCAACTGTCTGAACTGTTTGATGCTCTTGGTAAAGTGAAGAGTATTTTGAATGCTTATCCTATTCGCTTTACTGATAACACTAACGATTATAAATTCAAACTGACCTCTGAATATCTTCATAACGGATATGTAAACTACACGATGAGTGGTCTTGATGAACAACCATATGATAATGTAATTAGTTTTGGTGGACTTCGTGGTGGCATGTCAGATGATGTTCTGAAACTTTGATACATAGTCCTGGAATGACTTAAAACTTACCCTGGTGGAGTCAATCCCTATTATGCCCGTGATGGAGACACGTAAAAAACCCTGGTCGGGACCCCCTCGATAACACACACATACACACAGGAGATTATTATGTCCAAAACACCTTACGAGCTTCGCTTTGAAATCTTCAAGCAAGCATACAATATGCTACAAGATAACTACGCCATGGAGTTTGAAGTAGCACAACGACAAAATCCAGATGGTTTGATCTCGGCAGATTTTGCTGAGAAATATCCTTCCTTGGAAGATGTACTTCAACAAGCAGAAGTCATCAACAACTTTGTTTCCGAGACAAAGTAGGTTTCCAATTTCCTTAAAAAATTGGGGTATCCTATATAAATAAATATAATTATATGGGATAAAATGACAACTAGAGAGCAAAAATTAGAAGCAAAAAGACGCTACTATCAAAAAAATAAAAATAAATTAAACGCAGAATCAAGAGAACTTAATACTAGATTGAGATATGAAAAGAAAAACTTTATCATAGAATCTCTTGGATCTAAATGTTGTGAGTGTGAGACCACTGAATGTCTAGAAATAGATCATATCAATCCTGGACTAAAAAAAGATAGAAGATGTCTCTATGTCTGTTCGTGGGACAGAATCAAAAGTGAAATGGATAATCTCCAACTTCTCTGTACTGCCTGTCATCATGAAAGGTCTCAGTTACAAAAAGATGCTTCGTGGTTTTATTTCAAAAATCTTCCTTTGGAAGAGCAAAATAAAATAATGAAGCAGTTTAAAGAGAAAGGTTCTAATTTGCCTTCTTGGTCCCCGCAAGATAAGGGACAATAAAAATTCTTGCTGGTGCGGATGGGGAATTTTTCTCCGCCTGTTTCCTAGTTCAGTCAAAACTAGGTGGCGAGCCTAGCACGGGGGAGTGACACCCCCCACCTCGCGGACATAGTTCAGTGGTAGAACGCTATCCTTCCAAGTTAGATGTCGTCGGTTCGAATCCGATTGTCCGCTTTTTTCATAGGCATAAATAAACCAGAGAACTAGTATCCTTTGGTAAGTATAAATGGCTGACCGCTTTCCATTAATCGTTAATGCTGTTTCTAGAAAGATTGAAGAAATAGCATCTGGAGACAGAATAGATTTCACTGGCAATGGAATTGTAGTCAGTGGTGATGGAGGTAGTGGTAAATATCTCACTAGTAATGGTAACACCGTATTCTGGGGAACTCCCGGTGATGTATATCTTACACAAGCACAAACTCTTACCAATAAAACTTTTGAAACTTGTGTTATTTCTGGAAGTAATAATACACTCACAAACATTCCAAATAGTGCTTTAGTTAATGCTGGTATTACTGTTAATGGTGTTACCGTACCACTTGGAGGATCAGTAACAACTCCTGATAATAATACAACTTATTCTATTTCAGCTACTGATGGATTATCTGCTACACAAAAAAGAATTCGTTTAACTTCTGCTGGAACTGGATCTGGTGTTACTGATGATGTGACTATTGCTGTAGCAACACCAGCAACGGTTCCAACTGGGTCAAATGCTTTATCTTTATTTTTAGATAGAACAGACGACACACTTACAATTTCTGGATATGTTGTTGATAACAACACTGTAACTACAATTCAATCAGCAACTGGTGGTACAGCACAATCTGGTGCGATTACTATTGCTGCTACTGGAGCATCTACTATATCGCAAGATGCTGGCACAAAAACAATTACAATTAATACAGTAGATAACGATACAATTACTCGTCTTCGTGCTGGAACAGGACAGGCATTTGCTCCAGGTGATTTTACATTTTTAGCTGGAACTGCTGTAAGTCTTACACAAGGGGTTGATGTTAATAGCAAACCAACAATCACAGTTACTTCATCCGATACAGTAACGAGATTAAAAGGTGGAGGATCTGGATCATTTCAATCTGGAGATATCACAATTCAGGGTGGATCTGGAGGAAATGTAACCGTATCTCAAAGTGGCAATACCATTTCTATTGATAGCACAGATACTAATACAGTAACTCAGATAGCATCTGGTCCATCTAATGTTCTTGCTGCTGGCAACTTTAGATTTATTGCTTCTGGTGCTGCTAGTATTTCGCAAACAAGTGCTGCTGGAGTAACAACTATTGAAATTAGTTCAGTTAATACTGATACTGGTGCTTCTTTTAGCGCAGGAGAAGGATTAACACTTACTAGTGGAACACAATACTCAATTAAAAATGCTGCTAACTTAATTGATAACAGAATTATTAAGTGGGATAATGCTAATGGACAATTAGCAAATGCGATTATTACTGACGATGGAACAACTGTAACAATTAATGGAAACTTAAACGTAACTGGTACAAATACAGTTATTGAAACAACTACCTTATCTGTTGCCGATAACATTGTTGAACTAAGAAGAGGTAATAGTCTTACTGGAACTGATGCTGGCATTCAGGTTAATAGAACTACAAACTCTTCTGGAACTGTAACTGGTTTTAATAGATTAGAATGGTATGAAGTTGGAGCATATTGGAGATCGTATGATGGATCTGTTGCTAGAAGATTTGTTACTGAAAACGAAACACAAACTTTAACAAATAAAACACTTACATCACCAACATTAACTTCTCCTGCTTTGGGTGCTGCTACAGCAACGTCTATCAATGGATTAGCAATTACTAGTACAGCAAGTGCTACTATTACTGTAGCAAACTTAAAGACAATTATTTTAAATAATTCTCTTACTTTTAATGGAACTGATGGTTCTACAATTAACTTTGGAAATGGTGGTGGAGCTGGAGCACAAGTAGCATATTCTTCAAACACTCTTGCCTCATTTGCTACCACAACTTCTACTCAGTTAAGAGGTATTGTTTCTGATAGTACAGGAACTGGTTTTCTTGTATTTTCTTCTAGTCCTCAATTTAGTACCAGTGTTACTACAAACAGCAGCACTTTTTCTGTATTTGATACATCAGCAACAACTGTAAATGCCTTTGGTGCTGCTACAACTTTAAATGTTGGTGCTTCTACTGGAACAACAACTATTAATAATTCACTAACAGTATCTAAGAACTTTACTGTTAATACAGTTGTTGGAGATACATTCACAGTAAATGGCACAACAAATTTTGCGAATGCTGATATCGTTATTCGTGGTGGTGGAATAGCACCAATGAAAATTGGTAGAGGTGGAGGTGCTATTAATACTAATACCAGAGTTGGATTTAATGCTCTAGAAAATAATACAACTGGATCACAAAATACTGTAGTTGGATATGAATCTGGATTATTAGTTACAGCAGCTGCTGCTAATACTGGATATGGATATAGAACTTTGAGATCCTGTGCCACTGGATTTAACAACGTTGCTATTGGTAAAGATGCTCAACTATCCGTACAGGATGGAGATAGTAATGTAGGAATTGGTAACAGTGCTTTAGAATCAAATATCTCTGGTAATTATAATGTTTGTATCGGACACTTTGCTGGATATGGATTGACTGGAAGTGGTAATGTTTTAATTGGACCAGCATCTGACGAAAATTCAACCAATGCTACATATGTTCCTCCAAGTGCTACTGGAAATAATCAACTTGTAATTGCTTCTGGAACTGAGGCATGGATCCGTGGAGATAGTTCCTTCAATGTTACAATTCCAAAAGATTTCAGGGTAAACGGAGCTACAATTATTGATGGTAACCTGACCGTAAATGGAACGACAACAACAGTTAATTCAAACGTAATGACTGTTGATGATAAAAATATAGAACTTGCTGCTGTAGTTACTACAACATTTACAGCAAACGTTCAAAATGGTCAAACAAATATTACTGCTATTACTCCAACAACAGGATTAATTCCTGGAATGACATTGGTATCACAGACTGGTGGCATCAGTGTTCCCGTTGGCACATATATCGTTTCAATTACTAACAACACTGCTGTTCTCTCTGCTGCTGTTTCTGGTTCCACTGGATTTGCTACATTTGAAGCAACTGGTCCAACAGATCTTGGAGCTGATGGTGGTGGAATTATTCTAAAGGGTGCCACGGATAAAACTATTCTGTATGATCACAGCAGAACTGATAAGTATTGGGTCATGTCAGAGAACCTGGAACTAGCACCAGGAAAGAAATTTGTAATCGGTAACCAACTCATCCTGAATACAACTACACTTGGATCTACGGTTGTTAATTCATCACTCACATCAGTTGGAACTTTAACCAATCTAACAGTTGATGGATTTGTTAAGATTGGTGGTGTCGTTACGGAAAAAGTATTCAATAGCTTTACTACAACTTTAACACCAGTATCTAATACACTCACAATCAGCACTGCTGGTGCTAACACAATTCTTGGAAAACCAACAACTGCTGCTATCAATACCTGGGCATTTACTGGTGTGGGTCTTGCTAACGGAGAATCAAAAACCATTACTCTTATCCTAGAAGGAAATACTGCTGCTACATATGGTGATGCCTGTACTGTTGATGGAACAGCAGTATCAAATGGTGTTCGTTGGTCTGGTGGTTCTCCACCACTTTCTACGTCAAACACAGACATTCTAACATTTATCATTATTCAAGACAATTCTGGAACAGTTAGAGTATTCGGTCAAGGCAATACAAACTTCAGCTGAGGATAGATAAATGCCAGTCGGTTTTAATAGTCCTGCCAGAAATTTATTCCTGTTAGGATCAACAGGAGCACAAGTAGTTACAAATTTTTTTAAAACAATTGATCAGTCAGCAGGAACTGATGGAGTTTATTTGCCAGACGAAATAAAATATAATATCCCAGATCAAAAATATATTCTTGCTGGATCGGCATCTGATAGTCAATCAAAAAGTTTTGGATGGTTTGAAAAAAGAATACAAGCAGGATCTGCCGATTGGGGCGTAAAAATACAATCAACTATAAATGCCACAAATACTACAATAAGAGCACTTGAAATTGATAATAATGATAATTTGATTGTCGTTGGCAAAACTGGTACGGTTCCGTGGGTTGCCAAATATACAAACGGTGGTGTTATTTCTTGGCAATTAACAACTAATACTGCTGGACTAGAATACTCTGGAATTGCTATTGATAGTAGTAATAACATATATGCTTGTGGGAATACTCCTACTATTGGTAGTTCATCACAAGCATTTGTGGAAAAATTCGATAGTTCTGGTAATCCAAGCTGGGGAAAATCTGCTTTTATGGTTGGCAGAGATGTGATATTAACTAAATGTGCTGTTAATTCTAGAGGAGAAGTAATTGCTGTTGGAATTATTGAAGATGATAGTGCTTACAAGGGATATATTGTTAAGATAAATGCCAATACTGGTGATGTTTTATGGGATAGAACTATTAGATCATATGAAGTAGATATTTCTTTTGGTTATGAACCAACTTTTTGTGAGGATGTTTATGTTGATGGGAACGATCAGATATACGTTGTTGGAAGATTATTCGGAATTAGTGAAACTAGAAGTTTTATTATTAAGTATTCTCCTGAAGGTAATATGTTATGGCAAAGAGAGACACCATCGGGAGAAACAATTCAGCATTATCATGTAAAGTCTGATACTGAAACCGAACAGACAATTGTTTTTAGTCAATACTTTGGACTTGGGGGAATATTAAGTAAGTACTCAAAAAATGGTGATCTTTTATTCAGGAGAGTGATTTATAGTTCTTATAATAGCTCCACAGTTTTTGGACCAAAAGGATTGGATGCTGATCCATCATCTTATTATGTGCTTTATGTTGATGACGTTGTAAATGCTCTTTCAGGAACGCCAAAAAGATATACCTTTGGTAAAGTCAGTTCATCTGGTAATGGTTTTGGAAACTTTACTTATAGTGAAGGTACAGGTCAAACAATTTATTACCAAATTCTTAATGTTCAGGATAAGATTGGTAAATTATCTGATGGATCTGTGAGACAAGATACTAGTGATTTACTTACTTATCCTTTTAATGCTAATAAGATTTTGTTTGATGATCTTGCTACACAGATTGCTAATAAGAAAGTACAGATTGATGAACCAAACACTTTCCAATATGGGGATACTACCACACCAACAATAGCATATCCAAAGATTTCTCCTGATGCTATTGTTTATGATAGCAGTTTATTATTGAATTATGATTTTAAAAACAAAAGTTGTTTTAATTTAAATCATAATATTGTATCATATAGTGAAAATTTAAATTCCTGGGTATTTGGTGGAACCTCAACAGTATCGTCTAATATAATTGCTTCTCCAATCGGAACAATCACAGCAGATCTTTTAGATTTATCTTTATCTCCCACCAATAATATGCTTTACCAGGGAGTTACTTTAGTTACTGGAAAAACATACACATTAAGTTTATGGATAAAATCGGTTGATGGAACTACTGGAACTTGGGGAGTAAATTTTTATGATGGAGGACATAATAGAACAACAGTTCCTATTACAGGAGAATGGGTAAGGGTTTCTTATACATTTACACCAACACAGCAATCAGTGAATATCTATCCAGGTGATAATAGATCTAGTTTAGCAAATAAAAATCAAGCATATATTTGGGGGATCCAATTAGAACAAGCGTCTATCCCAGGAACATATGTTTATACTAATGCTTCCCCAGTTTTATATCCGACATCCACAAACAATCTTTCAAGCACTTCTTATACTGGTACAATTACTGGAACAACATTCAATAGTGCTGGGTATTTTGATTTTGATGGAGTAAATGATGATATATCTGTTGGATCTTCTTTTACTTTGTCCGACACAAACCCAGTAACAATTGAAAGCTGGGTAAACGCTGACACCACTACCAATACTTTCCAAGTAATAGCAACAGCACAAGCAACATCAACTCATTGGCAACTTTCTTATGCTGGTGATCCAACATATAATATTTTATGGGCATTTGCTGGAACTTCAAATAGTGTTGGGACAACAACTTTACCATCTTTAGGAACATGGCATCATATAGTAGCAACTTATAATGGTGGAGATAAAACACAATTAGCAAGTTGGAAAGTGTATATTGATGGATCATCAGCAACTATTCAATTAACTGGATCAACAGGTGCTGCTACTAATGCTACTACAATTGGTTTTAGAACTGGTGGTGCCGTTTCAAATAGATTTGATGGAAAAATTGGCGAAACTCGTATCTATAACAAAGCACTATCAGCAGCAGAAGTATCCCAAAACTTCAACGCCACTCGTGCCAAGTATGGTGTGTAATAAATAGATAGAGCAAGAATTATCTATTCCAGAGGCACTGAGTAATGGCGAGAAAGTCTATTCTGAACAATTACTACATTTTTGATCCAGCAGCAAGACAAGTTGTTATCCCTGGTGGTATTACAAGAGAAAAACTTGTACTGATTACTAACGTTACTGACAACAAAGTAATCTACAACTTCTCAGATCCAGAGCTCACTGCCACTGCTTATCAGATTGCTACTGATATTCGTAACGTCACCACGACAAGAGTAACGTTGGCATACGATACAACATCTATGTCATCAACAGACAAACTACAAATTGTCTATGATGATTTTGAAGAGACTATCCAACCATCAGAAACATATCATGATGCTGTGAACAAGATGAGGGTTTCTACTCCTCAATCTCAGATGGATACTGACTTTGAGTATGGCACCCAGAGCACCAAATGGGAAGGATTAGCACTAATCAATAACAACCCATTTGCTTATAAGTCTGATACTGGTTATGCTGTTACTGATGTTCAGGTAACAACAAACAGCAAAGTTGTTACTGTTTCTGTCAATACATTACTAACTGCTCTTCCTGCTGCTGGTGCCGCTATCTTTGTTCAGGACACGGATTTTCCTGGCGCTAATGGCGTTTTTATTGTTGATGCTGTTCAAAGTGGACAAAGCACTTTCACTTACACAGCATCATATCCTTGGACTGCTGGCAATGGTGGCATCTATGATAGTTCTAGAACTGCTATCTATTCTGGCATTCATTACACTGGATCTGAAATTGGCGGTACAATTACTCTCGCTGCTGCTACTGGAACAATGGCAGGAGCAGTACAAGTTGATTGTACGAACGTTCATGGTTTAGAAGTTGGTAATGAAATTGCTGTTGCTGGATCTTCTGGAACTAATGTTAATGGTTCATGGGTAGTAGCAAGAGTTGAAAGTCCAACAAGATTTTATTACTTTCCAGATGCGGCACCTTCTGGTTCAGTTAACTCTGGTACTAAAAAGCTTTATCCAAGACCACAAGGCAACTCAATTCACAGAGCATTTGACGGTGGCGTTAAATTCTCCACAAATACATTCTCTAAAAACCAAACAGCAATTCGTCAAACAAAGCGTTACTTCCGATATCAGTCAGGTAAAGGTGTAGCATTCTCAACTGGTTCTATTCTTGCTCCCGCCATCGAAAATATTGATAGCATCTCAGCATCTGGTAATACTGTTACTGTTGTCTGTGCTGTTGCCCATAATGTTACTAGAGACACAATCGTTGATGTTCGTGGTGTAAATGACAACAACTACAACGGTCAGTTCCAAGTATCAAACGTTACTGATCCATATACTTTCCAATACACAGCAACATCGACACCACAAGAGGCAATTGCTGCTGGCAACTACACAATCTCTCCCGTTAATTCCTATGGAACAAAACTAGAGATTGGTATGATGGATCAGCAAAACGGTATCTTCTTCCGTTATGCCAATGGACATCTCAGTGTTGTTCGTAGATCTTCTACATTCCAGTTATCGGGTAAAGTAACTGTAACAGCTGGTAGTTCCTTGGTCTCTAGTTACACAACACCAAACGGTCAGGGAACTAAATTTGGAAGACAATTATCGCCTGGTGATTATATCGTTATTCGTGGTGTTTCTTATCGTGTTGATGGCGTAATTTCTGACACACAAATTGTAATCTTCCCAGACTATCGTGGTCCTTCTGCTTCTAACGTTCCAGTTTCTAAGACAACCGAGGTTGAATGGAAGCAAGCAGAATGGAATATTGATCGTTGTGATGGCACTGGTAAGTCTGGTTATGATCTAGATCTTACCAAAATGCAGATGTTCTATATGGACTACTCTTGGTATGGTGCTGGATTTATTCGTTGGGGATTTAGAGCAACAGACGGTAACGTAATTTATGCTCACAAGATCCCAAACAATAACTTCAACACAGAAGCATACATGAGATCAGGTAACTTACCTGCTCGTTATGAAGTGAATACTATTCCTCCGTTTGTCACATCAACAAAATCTATTGCCTCTGGTGATACCACAATCTTCGTTAATAAGGCACCATATAGCTTCCCAACATCAGGCACACTAAGAGTTAAACAAACAACTAGTTCTACTGCTGGTGTAGTTGAGTATATTAATTACACAGGTAAAACTGAATTCAGACAGGATATTATTTCGGCAAACTCTTCTGGTAATGTTCTTACCGTAGCATCAACAACTGGACTTGTTCCTGGTGGCACTCAGACAATCGTATTTGATCGTCCATTCTCAAACATTGTTTCTGAGAAAACTTATTATGTTGCTTCAGTTCCAAGTTCAACAACATTCACAATCACCACCGTTGCTGGAAGTTCAACACCAGCATCTATTACAACGGCAACTGGTTCTGCTCTATCACCACTAGCAGTTGCTGAGAGTGGATCATTCACTGGTGTTACCAGAGAACAAGCAGGAGCAACTGGAAGATCACTGACAATTTCTTCCGGATCTTCCACTGGAACAGTAAACTCTGGTACTGGTATTCAGAAAGGACAGATTGTAGTAGGTCCAAATATTCCAGATGACACTTTTGTTCATTCTATTTCTGGTACAAATATCGTTCTGAGCAAAGCAGTAACAGCAGCAAACCCAACTGGAGTAGTGTTCTCTCCATTGGGTGCCGCTGCTGCTCAAACATTTACATATAGTACAACACAACCTATTGGTATTGAACTTTTGAGAGCAACTTCAGTCCCAACTATTTCTCACTGGGGTTCTTCTGTTATTATGGAAGGTCGTTATGATGATGACCGTGCTTATGTTTACACGGTTGGATCAAAATCTCAGCGTTCAATTAGCGTTGGAACAACTAGAGCTATTTTGGCTCTTCGTGTATCACCATCAGTTGATAATAGCATTCCTGGAAACTTTGCTACTAGAGAACTTGTTAATAGAATGCAACTTGTTCTTCGTCAAGTTGATATTTCTTCTACCGGTAAGTTCTTTGTAGAGCTAGTTCTAAATCCAAGACCAGATGCTAACAACAACTGGACAAACGTTGGGGGAACATCTCTTGCTCAATACTCAATCTTATCAACAGGCACTGATTTGATTGGTGGCGAAGTTATTTACGGATTTTATTCTGATAATGGTGTAAACTCGTATGATCTATCTGCTGTAAAAGAAATCTCCAATTCTATTCTTGGTGGAGGTGGAACTTCGTATTCGACATCAACACCGCCAAACCCAACTGGCATCTTCCCAGATGGACCAGAAGTTCTTGCTGTAAGAGTTACAAATATTGATGTATCCAACAGAAACATTGATGCTCGTTTTTCTTGGACAGAAGCTCAAGCTTGATCCTTGACAATCCTTTACATTTCCTATATAATATTGTTGTAAAAAGTTACAATGTGAAATGACTGTTACTACTAACGATCGTGGTCAGCAAAACATGTGGGCACAAGAGCCCACTATGTACTACGAAAACTACGGGATGGATACCCCCAATCAAGTAAAGGAGAAGTACAATGGACGTTGGGCTATGCTCGGCATTATTGCTGGGGCTCTTTCTTATGCTCTCACTGGCAAACTCTTCTTCGGTGTCTTCTGATGACTGAAGTTATTTGGACAGTAACCTCTGTTGCTTTTTTGGTAACTTTGTGTTATTCTTTAGAGAAGCTCGCTGAAACATACTGATGAGTGCTGATATGTTAGGGCAACTTAGTGTTGCTCTTCAAGAAATTGGGTGGGATAATGACGTTCATCTCGAAGTCAAGATCGCAGGCACCTTAAAAAATGACAAATTTATTGTCATTAAACCGATCAAAGAAAAACTGGTATCTAATTTAGATCCGACCTTAAAACAAAAACATTCTTATAACGGAGAACAATCATGAAATTTGGTTTTACCCCTGAGGCAGAGATCCTCAATGCTCGTCTGGCAATGCTCGGTTTCGTCATTGCTGTTGGCACTTACATGACCACTGGGCAAATCATCCCAGGTGTTTGGTGATAAATAGTAATTGAATATCGTCGGCGCAAGCCAAAGGGACCTCTGCCAACTCACAGAAGGTCCCTTTTTTATGTGCCAATTTTTAAACTGGACCAATTGAGTATTTATACCAGTCTTTGGGGCTTGACCCGTCTGAGGTGTCGTGCTATACTAAATAAGTTAACAAATGTTACGAATTCCTCATAATTCGTTACATTCTGTTCCTCATACATTCCCCCAATTACTCGGAGTATTTCTATGACCGCAACTATCGCACAACGCCGCGATGGGAGCAACACATGGGAACAGTTCTGCGAGTGGGTAACCAGCACTAACAACCGCCTTTATGTGGGTTGGTTTGGTGTGCTGATGATCCCTACTCTTCTCGCTGCTACGATCTGTTTCATTGTTGCTTTCGTCGCTGCTCCACCCGTTGACATTGACGGGATCAGAGAACCTGTTGCTGGTTCCCTGATGTATGGCAACAACATCATCTCTGGTGCTGTTGTTCCCTCTAGCAACGCTATCGGACTTCATTTCTATCCCATCTGGAACGCGATGTCACTTGATGAGTGGCTATATAATGGTGGTCCTTATCAGCTAGTGGTTTTCCACTTCCTCATTGGTGTCTTCTCTTACATGGGTCGTGAATGGGAACTTTCTTACCGACTTGGTATGCGTCCTTGGATTTGTGTTGCCTACAGCGCACCCGTTGCTGCTGCTACTGCAGTGTTCCTCGTATATCCATTTGGACAAGGTTCCTTCTCTGATGGTATGCCTCTCGGCATTTCAGGTACATTTAACTACATGCTTGTTTTCCAGGCGGAGCATAATATTCTCATGCACCCCTTCCATATGCTTGGGGTGGCTGGTGTATTTGGTGGTTCTCTTTTCTCTGCTATGCATGGATCTCTGGTCACTAGTTCCCTCGTTCGTGAAACCACGGAAGTAGAAAGCCAGAACTATGGATACAAGTTCGGACAAGAAGAAGAGACTTACAACATTGTTGCTGCTCATGGATACTTCGGTCGTTTGATCTTCCAATATGCGTCCTTCAACAACTCTCGCTCTCTACATTTCTTTTTGGCTGCTTGGCCTGTTGTTGGTATTTGGTTTGCTGCTCTTGGAGTTAGCACGATGGCATTCAACCTGAATGGTTTCAACTTCAACCAGTCACTACTTGACAACAAGGGTCATGTGATCAACACTTGGGCAGACATTCTCAACCGTGCTAACCTCGGTTTTGAAGTGATGCATGAGCGTAATGCTCATAACTTCCCTCTTGACCTTGCTGCTGCTGATATGACACCTGTTGCTCTTACAGCACCTGCTATTGGTTGACAGATAAGTTAAACTCTGATAAACTACCGGGGAGAGAAATCTCCCCATTTTTTATACATACAATAAAAGGTTATGGAAATCGTCATTTACACCACAGAAGGATGTGTCTGGTGCTCTAGAATGAAAGAGCTGATGGATAGAGCAAATCAAACATACGAAGAAATTGTTTATTCTAAGTTGAGTGGTGATGACCAAGTAAAATTACTTCAAGATCTTACTGATAAAGGATATACGGATATTTCTAGTTTTCCTTTTGCTGTTATTGATGGAGAATTTGTTGGAGGTCTTGTTCCTGTTGCTAAACTATTTCTTCAAAGGGGTTTGGTGTCTGCTCCCCAAAAATGAAGGAATTGAAAATAAATAGAGGTGTCGAACTCATGCTTAGGGGGGAGAGACCAAAAAAAGAAGATCCTCCTTTAGGAGGAATAGTAATCAACAAAGTGTTTTCTTTCCTAAGCAAACAAGTTTATTTCAATTTTGAACTTAGGTGGGAGAAAGAAGAAAAATAGTTCGGAGTTGAACAATGGCACAATCAGTAATCGTTTACTTCTCGGCAACAGTCTCGTTCATTTTCCTTTGTATTGGTGTGATAGCTGGATGGACGGCAAACGAGAAGATGCACGAATTTCTTTATGCCAATCAGGAGGAAGAAGGAAGACTACATCCAGAAATGTATGATGAAGAAGGTCAGTGGATTAATGAAGAATTGCTATCTGTCCGATTTGTCGAAGAGGATGAGGAGGAAGAAGAATACGAAGACTAAATACACATATGTCACCAACATTAGGTCATGCAGTTATTAATTAATGAAGTGCTACAAAAAGTAAGCAACGCAAAAACAAAAGCAGAAAAGATCTCTCTTTTGCGGGAGTACAACACTCCCGCACTTAGATCTGTTTTGATTGCCAATTTTGACGAAAGCATCATCTCGATGCTACCAGAAGGAGACGTGCCATACACCCCTAATGAGGCACCAGAAGGCACGGAACACACCAAACTGGTACATGAGTATAGAAAGCTCTATCTCTTCTTCAGGGGCGGCGCAAACGTCTCTCAGAACCGCCGTGAGATGTTGTTCGTTCAACTTCTTGAGGGTTTACATAAAGGAGAAGCAGAAGTTCTTTGTCTTATGAAGGACAAGAAACTTGGTAAGCGTTGGAAGATTACCAAGCAATGTGTTGAAGAAGCTTTTCCACAAATTCAATGGGGTAATAGAAGTTGAGTGTCAGAATTATTCATCAAAACTGTGATCCAAACTTGGCGGATGATAAAACACTGCCATACACTGCGTACATAGTAAAATATTATGATGATGAACAATACAATTATGATATCGTCATCGCAAATAAAAAAGTAGATATTTTTGATTATTATTGGGATAAGTATAGAGAAGGTTTAATTTCCTTCAAACAAACAGAAGGAAGAGTAAATCCCAAAATGTGGGGACCACAACAAAAGAAAAGAAAATGAACTCAGATCCACGCGGCAATTGGTGTATTCGTTATTGTAAAAGACAAGATCCAACTAACTGGTATGTAATGAAGTTACAACGCAGTGATGGAGTTCTTGTATCGGCAAAGACATATGATGATGTCTTTAAGTTTGTGAGATATCATGATGCGTGGGAGTTTGCCAAAAATTTAATTACTGTAGAACCAGAACCAAAATATGATGCTGAAGTAAAGCGTGTATGTTTGGCAAGAGGTTCTTCTTTTTATCTCTCTGGCAATTAAAACGGTATCTCATTTTACAAAATTTGTGGTATAATTAGATATACGTTCATCGCATTATGCGACGGAAGTAAGTCGCGGAACGGATCGTTCATTCGCTATTTCCGAATAGCGAACGCAAACGACTGAAGGAACGCTCTTTAGCCTCAAAATTAAGGAGAACCCTAATGTCACAAGCAACTTACCGTGGTTGTCAGTACAATACTGATATTCCAAAGCAAGAATACCAGCGTTGGTATTCACAAACTCATTCACCAGCACATCCTGCCAACACTTATCGTGGTGTTGCTTATCGTCCTTGTAACAATAACAAGGAGGTAACACAATGAACTGGTTGGTGATTATTCGTAGACAAATTCAAAAACAGAATAAACTAAAGCAGGCACAGCTTGCCATGGCAATGAAAGTATGATAGAATATACTTCCGTGTGAAGGAAGTCGCAAGGGAGGGTCACACCTCCCTTTTTTTATACTATAATATCTGTTAAATAATAATGTGCCATCATGGACAAAGACCGCCTTAAATTAATTGTAAAAAATCTAAAACTTCTTGTTCAATCTTTAGAAGCAGAAATCTATTCCGACCCACAATCTTACACATCCAAAATAAGTTCAGACAAACCTTATTCCATATCGGATGATGACGATGGATATCCAGACTAAAGATCCAAATTTTCAAAAGAGATCTTTTATATTAAGTGGATTTACAAGAATGAGAATATCAATCACAAAAGATATTAGAAATTTTTGTGACTATATGATTGACAAAAACTATCAGTTTGACTTAGGATCGTTAGATGTCGTTGACAGACAGATACTCACAGAGTACAAACTATACATGGAGAATAAGAATGGTGATTAGGGATGTCATCCGAGCAGCAAAGAAAGCATTAAAGCTCGCTGAGCAAAACCCAATGCTTTATAGCAATGAAGAGATTATTTACATGAAGAAATCTTTGAGACAAGCAAAGATTGATCTTCAAGAAACACGAGACCTCATGAGTAAAGGATTTAAACCAAATGCGACAAAATGGACCAGTAAAACTCGTATCAGTGACACCTCAAGCGGAACAGACGATGGGGTATGTAGCGAGAGTGAGCAATCCACAGAACCAGGAGAACCCTAACGTTGCTGGTCTGCTCAAATACTGTATCAAACATAATCATTGGTCTGTATTTGAGCAAGCACATATGACACTTGAGATTGAAACCACAAGAGGTATCGCAGCTCAAATTCTGAGGCATCGTTCGTTTACATTTCAAGAATTTTCGCAGCGTTATGCTGATGTGAATTGGTTGGAGAGTGGTATTCCAGTTCCTGATCTGCGTAGTCAGGATACCAAGAACAGACAGAACTCAATTGATGATATTCCTGAAGAAACGAAGCAACAACTTCAAGTCAAAATTGCCGAGCACTTTAATCAGGCAATGGTTCTTTACAATGAACTTCTTGACGGTGGTATTGCGAAAGAATGTGCTCGCTTTGTTCTTCCTTTAGCAACACCTACTCGCATCTACATGACAGGATCTGTGCGTTCGTGGATCCACTATATACAATTGAGAACTGCGAATGGAACTCAAAAGGAACATATGGAAATTGCTAAAGAATGTCAATGTATATTTGCTGGTCAATTTCCTATTTGTGCTGAAGCATTGGAGTGGGCATAATGGCAACATATCCAGTTTACAATAGAGTTACCGGAGAGCAAAAAGAAGTTGTTCTTAGTGTTCATGACTGGGAACAATGGAAAACCGATAATCCAGAATGGGAAAGAGATTGGAGTGATCCATCAACCTGCCCCAGTTCTGGAGAGGTTGGTGAGTGGCGTGACAAGATGGCAAAAACCCATCCTGGTTGGACAGATATTATGAAAAATAAAATCAAACCACAAGCAGCTCGTTACAACAACAAAACCATCACTGATAAGTACTGATATGCCAGTAAGAAAGAAAACTGTAAAAACTCCTGGTCAGGGTATGAGTGCTAAACAAAAAAAGCGCCGTAAACCAATCAGCGAAGACTACATGGTTCAGGTAGAACCACTCACTCACAATCAAAAAGTATTTTTTGATGAGTGGGATAAAGGTAAGATGCTTTATGCTTACGGTGTAGCAGGAACAGGAAAAACATTCATTGCTCTTTACAAAGCACTGAAAGATGTTCTGAATGAATACACACCATACGAAAAGATTTATATTGTCCGTTCTCTTGTGGCAACACGAGAGATTGGATTTCTTCCTGGAGACCATGAAGATAAATCTTCTCTCTATCAGATCCCATACAAAAACATGGTTCAATCCATGTTTGAAATGCCGGACGATAATTCCTATGAAATGCTTTACACCAGTCTAAAGCAACAGGAAACAATTTCTTTCTGGAGCACCAGCTTTATTCGTGGTACTACACTTGATAACTCAATCGTAATTATTGATGAATGTCAAAACTTGAATTTTCACGAATTAGATAGTATAATTACTCGTGTTGGTCAAGATACAAGGATTATTTTCTGTGGAGATGCTTCTCAAACAGATTTGATCCGAGTAAATGAACGCTCTGGTATCTTAGATTTCCAGAGAATTCTACAGAATATGCCCGAGTTCTCTCTTGTTGAATTTGGTATTGATGACATTGTTCGTTCTGGTCTTGTCAAGTCTTATCTTATTAATAAAATCAATCTTGGTCTATGAAATTGTTTAATCATGTTGGTGGTCTGACGCCAATTGAATTGGATGCCGTAACGGTAGATGGCAAACGCCTTTATCCAACACCAGAAGGTCAGTATGCGTCAGTCACCACTGTGATTAGTAGCAATCGTGAAAAGATGGCAGGCATTGCTCGCTGGCGTGAGCGTGTTGGAGAAGAAAAAGCAAACAACATTTCTTCTCGTTCCACAAATCGCGGAACAAAGTATCATTCTATCGTAGAAGATTACCTCAACAATGCCCTTGATCTCAAGAAGTATCAGAAATTCCCACTGCCTGTGTTAATGTTTCAACACAGTCGGGAAGTTTTGGATCGTATAAATAACATATACCTCCAAGAAGCAGCTCTTTATTCAAAACATTTGGAGTTGGCGGGAAGGGTTGATTGTATTGCTGAATTTGATGGCGAATTATCCATCATTGACTTTAAGACCGCAGCAGAACCAAAAAAAGAACAGTATCTTTACGACTATTTTGTTCAAGAGACAGCATATGCTTGTATGCTTCAAGAACTATATGGGTTACGAGTAAAACAACTTGTAACTATCGTTGCTTGTGAAAATGGAGAAACTCAAGTCAAGGTGCTTCCACCTAAAAAAGAATTTTTCGTTAAACTCATGAGTTACATCGACGAATACCAAGAACGATATGGACAAAAAACAATTATTAGAGGATAAGTTTATGACATCTGCGAAATTTTCGCAGGAAGTGGAGAAGATTGCCCTGAGCAATCCAGATATGAATTACATTGATTCGGTTATCCATTACTGTGAAACTAATGAAATTGAACTAGATAGTGTTAATAAATTGATTAGCAAACCTTTGAAGGAAAAACTTCGCCATGAGGCACAGCAACTCAATTTTATTAAAAAAACAAGTCGTGCCAAGTTAATGTTAGTATGAGCTTCTTTCAATCTGAATTAGTGCGTGGTGATATTCAAAAAATGGTGGAACTACAACAGTTCTGTTTTAGATCTGCGATGAACTTTGTTCTGTTAGATGCCGATAGAAAACTTGAATATTTTGAAGCACTTGAAACACTAATTGAAAAACAAAAAATATTCTATGCTCGTATTAAACTGAGCGATGATCCCGAAGCTAAATCGGTTGCTGAAACAATGAAACAAGGAGTAATTATGTTGGGAGCAACTCCTAATACTCCAATTGAACACATGTTTGACGAGTTACTTGAGAAAGTAAAAGTCATGAAATCCAAACTGGAAAGTGGCACAGAGGATTGACACCCGCCTCTGCGCCATGATATTATGAGTAAGTGATTGGGCGTCACACAGACCAAATCCAAAACAAATCCGAGGTAATCCTATGTCCTTTGCTGATCTAAAGCGCAAATCCCAGAACAACTTTGAGTTTCTTCAGAAGGAACTTGAGAAGTCTGCCAGCGGCAAGAATGTCGATGAGCGGTTCTGGAAGCCCGAGGTTGATGCTGCTGGTAACGGTTATGCCGTGATCCGGTTCCTGCCTGCTCCTGAAGGGGAGACGGTGCCCTGGGCGAAAGTCTATTCTCATGCCTTCCAAGGTCCTGGTGGATGGTATATTGAGAATAGTCTGACTACTCTCAACGAGAAAGATCCTGTTGGTGAGATCAACCGCCGCCTGTGGAACAGCGGTAGTGATGAAGATAAAGAGACTGCTCGTAAGCAGAAGCGCAAGCTCTCTTACTACAGCAACATCTACGTCGTGAAAGATCCTAAGAACCCTGAGAACGAGGGTCGTGTGTTTCTGTATAAGTACGGCAAGAAGATCCATGATAAGATCCTTGCTGCGATGCAACCTGAGTTCCAAGATGAAGAACCCGTGAATGTGTTTGATCTTTGGGAAGGTGCTAACTTCAAACTGAAGATCAAGAAAGTTGCTGGTTACTGGAACTACGATAGTTCTGAGTTTGATAGTGTGTCTGCTCTGTCGGCAGATGACACTGAACTTGAAAAAGTCTGGAAGAGTGAATACTCTCTCGCAGCTTTTACTGCTCCTGATAGTTTCAAGACCTATGAAGAACTTGAGGCACGTCTGAACCTTGTGCTGGGTGTTACTTCCCGTCCTGCTCGTCAATCCTATGATGAAGATGAGGAAGAGTTTGAACCTGTGGCAGAAGAACCTGCCCTGCCTTCATTCCGTTCTCGTGTTACCGCAGTTCCTGCTCCAGTGAAGGAAGAAGCAGTCGTTGATGATGACGATGCTCTCAGTTACTTCGCTCGCCTTGCTGAAGATGACTGAAACCAAAATCAATAAATGATTTTCATTGGCGGGAAAAAAATTTTCCGCCAATTTTTTTATCTAAAAAGTTCAACCAGTCTTTTTGAGCTGCTGAGTGACGTAGTTACCAGACTTCTTATAGAGGTTTTGCTTTCTAAAATCATCTACAAATGCTTGTAGGTATACTGGTTTTAGCAAATAGATTTCACGTTTCTTTTCATTTTCTGCTGTATAGTGCTCAATGATTGTAACTGGTCTGGACAATTCATTACCAGATTTAGTTACAATCTGACCATCTATGTTTAATTTATGTGTTGCGTTGTAGAAAGTAGCATCTACATGTAATCCTTCTGGATATGGACCATACTTATAGGTTTCATAGTGATGAATGGTTCCATATGGATCGTCAAATTCTTTCTCAACGACTTTACTCAATGTATAGTTTGTCATTGGCCAGTCATACTGAGAATTGACAAGGTTGTTTGTCAGAAGGATGACCCAATCATAGAATGGATCACCATAAAGTCTATCAGCAAGTGTGTCTGGTCTGTCACCATCTACAATTGTATATTTTGTGAAGAATACAACGTATGAAAAGATTTCATCATTGACTTTATATCTACGAAAGAAGTTCTTGGCAGTAATAAAGTCTGCTTCTGAAAAAGGATAACTGATTGGTTTCTCGTCGTATGAGATGTTAGGAACGATTGAAAAGAACATTTTAGTAACCTGCGTCTACGTCTTCTCTGAAGATGAGTTTTGTTTCTTGGAAGTTTAATGAAAGTTGATACGCAACCATACGTCCATCTCTTGTTGTAGCATATGTTCCGTCTGGAGTATAACTCACATCAACCTGAGTAAGAGCACAAGTTTTATATTGTGGGACGTTTTTATTTAAAGATCCACCTCGCATAAATGATACTCTACAGACATCTGGGACTTTTATAAAGTTTGCTGATAATGAATTATTTTCTCCACCAAATAATGCTCCAATATCTAAAGTAAATAGATTTCCTAGTGCGGCACCACCGGGATCTCTATAATCAGAGTTTCCATACGGTAGCATTCCCATTTTAAATGTTTTTATAATATTTTCTATATTTGTTGCTTCATCTGGACTTCTTGGCACAAGTTTATAATTTAATGAAAAATTACGCATGTCCAAACCAGAGAATAATAATTCAGAATTTGGGTTTAGAATAACTCCCCTTGTTCCAGCAAAAAATTCATCTAAAGAAATACTTTCTCCAGTAATCTTACCAATCGCAGCATTAACTAATTGAGCTCCTGCTATTGGCACGATCTTTGTTAGAGCTTCATCAAGTGTTGTTAAACCTTGTGTTAATTTATCTGCCGGAGTTTCTCCTCCAGCAGCTTTCATTATTCCTGCGCCAATGTTGCTAAAGTTTTTACCAGTCCAATTTGTTTTAAATCCAGTGCTAATATCTTCTGGCATGTAAAGGAGAATATTTGGCAAAGAAGAAGGAGAATACTCTTGTGCCGAAGAATTATAACTTGCCGTTGGATTTACATTTCTACTCACATCATTACTGTCTGCTTGAAATGGAGGACTATACTTAAAAAATTGAAACAAAACATAATCTGTGTCCGCAGCAATTTCTGGATCACTGGGATATCTCAATAATCCTTTTTTGTTTAAGGTTGGATTTTTTGGTCCACTAACTTTTAACTTTTCTTGATCTTTCTTCGCTTTATCTTGCTCCTCTTTTGCCTTATCCGCAGCTGCCTGAGAAGGAGCAACAACTGGTCTACCAGAAGTGTCTGTGAATTGTGTCTGGGGTGAGATTGTTCCGCCTATAGGAGGTAATCCTTCTTGACCCATCTCATATCCATATCCCATTACTGTGACATCTCCCTACTTTGTTTTGTTCCGTATCCTTTTACAATTCTGTGACCAGTGATTTTGTCATAATATTTTTCGCTCGTTTCCTTCCAAACTTCCTCTTTACTGATTGGAAACTTCACTCCTCTAACATCCTTCACAAAATCTTCAGTAGGCAATAGAATGGCAGTGTCCCATTCAATTGTAGCGAGATCAATATACAAACCATCAACGTGAGCGTGTATATATTTATGGAAACACACCTTAGGTATATCAATCTTTCCTTCCATCAATTTCTTGACACAGATTATTCGCTTTTTGATTGGAAGGTAATGTAAATTAGCACCCCAGAACTCTTCTTTTTGTGACTTAATTATATAAACAAGAGGAAATCTATCATAGTAAGGCAACCATTTCATCTTTGCCTTGTATTCAAACATGTAAAGGTGACCTTCAACAACATATTTTCTAAGTTGATTTTGATCTTGTTCCTCTACAAGTCCTGTCTTATCTCCTTTCTCATCTAAAGTATATTTGTTAAAATTTTTCTTGTATTTTCCTGCCTCTGATTTTACCGCAGCAAGATACCAACTGTAACTTTTCTTTTCTCCGCCAGTTGCTGCTGTTACTCTTTCAAATAATGTTTTGTATCCTGGTTCTTTGTTGACTTTATTTCTTTGAATTTCTCCAAATCCTTGTGCCATCGTTATACTCCTAAATGGTCTTCGGTGAGTATCAAGAAGTTCATTTGCCTATCTTCACAATACTCACGAGCAGCAGACCATTTAGCTTGGTTCTTTGCGTATGTTAAAACTGCTTCACGATAGGCACTGGTTCGTCTATTTTTTTCATTCGGTGGTTGTGTCTGTCTTTTAGGTTTAATTTCTATGATATACTTGGAGATCTTGCCATCCTTTTCACGGACCTTAATGTAGAAATCTGGATAGTATCTTCTCACTTTTCCATCTGGGGCACGATATGGAATGATTACCTCTTCGCTACCCCATTCAATGATGCTGGGATTGTTATCACAGAAAACCATGAACTTTCGTTCCCATAGAGATCTATAGATAACACGAGTTGGGTTTCCGCGATACTTGCTGGGATTTACGGGTTTGTATAATCCAGAGTATGCCATAAATATAGTTGGACCAACATAGGTATTTAGTGTGTCTATTAATAGCTTCATCAACACGGTAGCTAAGTATGGCGGAATGTCATTTAGCAATAATTTTGAAGTAAAAATCATTAATCCACCAGTTCTTTATGATGGTATTAATGAGATTGTTTCTTTGTTTTGTGATGAAGCTCAACTACCAAATACAAACACTGCTCAGGGGTCTATCAATGGTTTGTATCTTGGTAGTGGATCAGTTCAGTACCCTCATACCAGAGTATACACCGAGATCCAATTTGGGTTTATGTTAGATGCTAATTTATCTGCTTTGAAATTTTTGAACAAGTGGATGGATTTTATTTTTAGTGGTCAAAGTAAAGAATTTAGTGATCAATTGACTAATAAATCTCTCGCGCAAATTCAGTCTTTAGCATCCACAAATCCACGAGCAAGAAATAGATCAATTAGATTGAGATACAAAAATGAATATGCCAGAACTATTTTGATTAGCAAAACGGAGCAAGGTCCATATGCTCCAAATCAAAGAGTTCCTCTCACCTATGTTTTAGAAGAAGCATACCCTTATGCTGTTGATGCTGTTCCATTATCATATGGCAATTCGCAGATAGCAAAAGTCTCAGCACAATTCTCATATGCGAGACATTATACAATTCCAAATGACATTACATCTGTAGCAGGAACACTCAACGGAATGTATAATCCATCTCAGAAGAAAGACGTAGAGCAACGAGTGGTTCCTGGAAACCGAAATTGATATCTGAATTCCTCAAAACCCGAAAAATTTTTTCCGCCAAAAAATCGTCAAAAAAGACGCACTAAATATACATATGATCTGATTTAGGTATAATGGCATTACCACAACACGCTCTTCCAACTTACGAGCTAGAAATTCCATCATCTGGTAAAAAAATCAAATATCGCCCATTTGTAGTAAAAGAAGAAAAACTACTTTTGTTGGCACTGGAAACAAATGATGAAAAAGCGGTAGAAGACGCACTTAAGACATTACTTAAAAATTGTATTCTTACAAAAGGCATCAAAATTGAAGAATTGCCATCTTTTGACTTAGAATACATTTTTCTACAAATTCGTGCTGTTTCCGTTGGAGAAACAGTTGAGATGAATATCACTTGTAGAGATGATGAAGAGACCGTTGTAAAATATGTCTTAGATCTCACAAAAGTTACTGTCACAAAACCAGAAGGTCATAGTAATAAAATTATGCTTTCTGACACAACTGGTATGATTATGAAATATCCGGCATTTGATGATTTTGTCAGAAATTCAATTCTTGGTGCTTCACCAACAGCAGACAGTGTGATTGAAGCAATGGCATCCTGTGTTGATCAGATATTTGATAACGAAGAAGTCTATGATAGCTCAACTACCAGCAAGAAAGAATTTATTGAATGGATTGAAGGTCTGACAAACAAAGAATTTGAACAGGTTAAACAATTTTTTGATGAAACACCAAGACTTGAGCACACATTCTCACTGAAAAATCCAAAAACAGGTGTAACATCAGAATATACAATTGTAGGATTAACAAATTTTTTCGGATAGCACTCTTCCATAATAGTTTGGAAGGGTACTATAAAACTAACTTTGCCTTGATGCAGCACCATAAATATAGCTTGACTGACATTGAAAATATGATGCCTTGGGAGAGGCAGGTTTATACTACTCTTCTGATGCAGTATCTGGATCAAGTTAAACAAGAACAAGAACGAGCAGCACAACGCTAATGGCACACGGTTTTCTAACACCTACACCAGTATCAGGAGATAACTTCTGGAGAAACGTTGAATGGTTGTGGAAAAAATTAAACAAAGAGAAAGAAGAGAAAGAAGAAAAAGAAAAAGGTGGCGCATTAGCAACAACTCCAAAACCAGATATCTATGATCCATCAGTAAAAGCAGTAAGAGTTACTGAAGTAGGGCAAAAACAAGAACCAAAAGCAGCAACTATGCTTAAAGGTTCTCCAGTTGCCAAAATGATTGGTGCTGGTTCAAGTAATATTGTTGCTCAAGGAAGACCTGCGTTACCTCCTGCTGCTCCATCAAAAGGCGGAACATTTACAAATATTCCTGGTATTTCTGCTGCTCCCAAAAAATTAGATAGTGAAGTATTTTTCAAAGCAGCACAAACTGGTGTAGATCCAGAAACCGGCAGATATTTAAGTTCGGAAGAAAGAAAAGATTATCTGAAAAAATCAAAATCACAGATGAATGCTACTGCGAGTGTAGCATCTGCTGGAGCTTCTGGCATTTCAAGTGCTTCTTTGGTAACTAAAGGCGATGAGGCGGTTGTAGGATCTGTAGAAAATCTTACTAAAGTAGTAACATCTCTTGTTGATGCTGTAAAAGCACAAACAGCAGCACAAAAACAAATTTCTGATAAGGAAGCAGCAAAAGCAGATACTTTAGCAAATAGAGCATTAGCAAGAGATGAAGAAAAATCATTAGAAGGAGCAGTAGATAATTCCGGATTTCTTACTCCATCTGGGGGCATTCAGTTGGGAGGAAATGCTGCTCAAGGAGGAATGGGTGGTGGCGCTGGAGGTGGTCCTGGTCTTGGTTTTGGTGGCAAAGTGGCAGCGAATGCCATAGCAAAACGTGGTATTGGTAGAATGGCAACTCGCTATGGAGCAAAGGTTGCTGGAAAACAAGGTGCCAAAATGGGATCTAAGATTGCTGGCAAATTGGGTCTAAAGGCACTTGGTATCGCTGGTAAAAAAGTTCCATTGCTTGGATTGGGTCTTGGTGGACTATTTGCTGCTGGTAGAGCAATGAGAGGCGACTGGGCTGGTGCTGGAATGGAATTGGCATCGGGGGCAGCAAGTACGGTTCCTGGTTTTGGAACAGCAGCGTCTCTTGGTATTGATGCTGCCCTAATGGCAAAAGATGCTGCTTCTGGAATGGCTAGAGGTGGTCTTGTTACTGGTGGTAAGAAGAGTGTTGTTGATGATGTTCCCATTCGTGCTGATGAAGGCGAAGTTGTAATGAGCAACTCTGCTGGTAATGCCTGGGGTAGAGGTACATTATTGGCAATGAACGCAATGGGTGGTGGGGCTAACAAACCAACTGGAGGCAAAGGATATGCTGAAGGTGGTTTGGTTGGTGGCGACAAAGCAAAATCCAAGCAAATGTTTAAGTTGTTTGGTGAAGGAATGATTGATGCTCAAAAAGCAAATAGTAGAGATTTTGCGAAAATTCAATCACAAGGACTGAGACAGTATTATGAAAATGAAGGTGGTGCTGAAAAATTAGGTAAAGGTCTTGCTAATGTTTGGAGTAAAATTAGTGGTGTTCTTGGAGGTCTTTTTAGCGGAACTTTGACTTCTTTACTTGGTGGTGCTGCTCAAGCTGCTCCTTTTGGAAATCCAGCAGATTATTTGGATGGTGGCATTGGAGGCAGTACTGCTGAGAGAAATGCCGCAGCATTTTTATCTACTTTAGAAGGTGGAGGTGGTCAAACTGCCGCTGACACTTTCCAAGTAATGTTGAATAGAACTGCTAACGCAAAATCTGGTGGTTCCATGAAGGCATACGGAACTACTTTATTTGATCAAATCACAGCACAAGGTCAATTTAGTCCATTTGCTGCTGCCATCTATGACAGAAAAACAGGAGATGATGCCGCAGATGCCAAATATGGAAAAATCCGAGAAAAATTAGGAAAAAATGCTGCTGAAAGAAAAGCAAAACTTTTAGAAATTGCTGGAAAACCAAATGGATTAGCAGAACTTCAAAAATTATTTGGTGCTGGTAGTGGATCAGAAGCATCTAAAGTTCTTGCTGATTTTGAGACAAGCGGAGCAATGTCAAAATCGTCTGCTCAATTTGTTGGTGGAGCAATGTCATTCAGGGGATATCAAACAGAGGGATCAAGAAGAAGATCTCAGGGTGGAAATTATTTCTTTGGAGCAGCACAAGGAACGAAGGCTGCGTCATTAAATGCTGTTTCTACTGCTCCTTCTGTTTTAAGCACCGGAAGATTACCAGCACTTCCAAAAACTGGAACAATGCATGGGCAAGCATATGGAGCTGGCAGAGATGGGGGAAGAAAACATGCTGGTGTTGATTTTGATATAAGTGGTAATGAAAAATTTTACAGTAGAATTGGTGGCACTGTAGTTAAAATTGGATATGATCCTTCTGGATATGGAAATTATGTTGATATTTACAATGAACAATTAAAAGTTACTGAACGAATAGCAGAAGGAGCAAAAGTTTTAGTACAACAGGGGCAGAAAGTTTCTGCTGGTACTCCAATTGTTCAAGGAGAAACTGATACAGGCGTAATTCATTATGAAATACGAAAAGGACAGGGTGGATTTGGTTTTTCTGGAACTGTCAATCCATTGAATTTTCTGGCGTCAGCAACATCAAAAAATCCAGATGTTGCTGCAGCGCGACCTGCAGGTGGAGGACAAGGAGGCAGTAGAGGATCGGGATCTTCTCCTGGTTCTTTACAGGCAGCACCAGCAAATCAAAATACTGGAGCAAGTTTAGCACAAGCATCTGGACAAGTATCCATGATGGCCATGGGCATGAACACTCCAACTGGCAACATCATTAATAACATTTATGGTGGTCCTGGTGGTCAACAAGCATCTCCAATGAGCAATTCTCTATCTCCTGGAGCAACTGCTTCTAATACTTTGTTTAATTGGAAGGCTGCCAGGAGATAAACATGGCAGAATTTCAATCAACAACTGACTTCCAACTTTCAAGTGTCATAATTTCCCCAGGTGATGGATCTAAGGGATATCAAATCAAGCAACTTGTTCAGGTGTTTTCTTATATTGAAAGCGTGGATTATCCTTGTGTGATGGGATCAATGATCGTCGTTGATAGCGGCGGTCTATTGAATAAGTTGCCAATTCAAGGTGGAGAAATTGTAAGAGCTAAGGTAAAAACAAATGCTGATCCCGATGGACTTGAATATACAATGCGTGTCTGGAAAATTGCTAATAGATATGTCAAGAACCAAGATCAAGCATATACATTAGGATTGGTTTCGGAAGAAGCATTGAATGATGAATTTGCCAGAATTGTTCAACCGCTGGAAGGAAAACCAGATGAGATCATCGCAAAGATGCTGAAAGAAATCTTGAAAACACAAAAGACATTCTATTCCGAACCATGTCTTTTTTCCACAAGATTGATTGCTGCGAGAAGAAGAGTTTTTGATGTGGCATCAATGTTAATGGCAAAGAGTGTTCCAGCTATAAATCCAAAACCAAAAACTTCATCAAATACTTCAAACACACCAACTCAAGAACAAGAACAAAAAGTTTCTGGAAGTGCTGGATATTTCTTCTGGGAAAATAGAAGAGGATTTAACTTCTTTTCTGTTGATACGTTATGTTCTGAGAAACCAACCGGTTCTTATGATGGAAAACCATGGGGTCCATATGTTGAAAAGATTGTCAATCAATCAGATGGAGCAGATGACAGATTTACAATTTCAAGCATAACTTACGGATCTGAAATTGATTTGATTACTGGTCTCAGAATGGGAAGATATTCAACGAAAATGTGTTTTTTCAATCATTCAACTGGTCAGTATGA